GAAGGAAAACCATCGTTAGAGTATGTTTTCCCAGCGAAGAATTATACAGAAAATCAAATTATCAATATTTCTGCATCATTAAATAAAAACAGCGAACATCCCCTATCCAAAGCTATTTTGTCTAAATCTGATGCCTTGCAGATAGAGGCTGTTTCAGACTTCCAAAATTTGGTCGGAAAAGGAATTGAAGGGATAATTGGCGGTAAAAAATATTTCTTGGGAAATGAAAAATACATCACAGAAAACGCTGTCCAAGTAGCGGATGAAATCAAAGAAAAAATCTCAAGTCTTAGCGATAAGGCCTTTACTATCTCGTATCTTATTGAAAATAATGTCGTTATAGGATTTTTATGTTTTACCGATAAACTAAAACCAACAGCGAAGAAAGCTGTAGAATTTTTGCAGAGCAAAAACATAGAAGTCATCATGCTTACAGGAGATAACGAGGCAACTGCCCGTGCTGTGGCAAATGAATTAGGAATAAAAAATTATCAAGCCAATTGCCTTCCAGAAGATAAAATCAACAAAATCAAAGAATTACAAAAACAAGGAAAAATAGTAGCAATGACCGGCGACGGTATCAATGATGCCCCTGCCCTTGCACAGGCTGATATAGGAATAGCGATGGGAACAGGGACAGATGTCGCCATAGACAGCGCAGAAATCTCCCTGCTAAAAGGCGATATCTATGGAATAGTAAAAGCGAAAATCCTTTCCGAAAAGATGATGAGAAACATCAAAGAAAATCTGTTCTTTGCATTTATTTATAACACGCTGGGAATACCTGTGGCTGCTGGATTGCTCTATCCTATTTTTGGGATTCTGCTCTCTCCTATGCTCGCAGCAGCAGCGATGAGTTTCAGCTCTGTTTCGGTGATAGCCAATTCACTAAGGCTAAATTCTATTAAATTATAAAAAAAAACTCCCTGAAATTGGGAGTTTTTTATTTATTTCAACTTGTTATAAGGGAAATTTATCAACAAAATTAAATGAAAAAATATAGCCGTGAAGCCCCATACAGGCTGATTCTGGAAACATAATCTATCTATGTAAATAAGAACTCCATTTCCTACGATGAATAGTAAGATGTAAAGTATTTTGTGTTTCATTATTGTAGTATTACAGGTGTTTTACCATCGGTTATGATTACTTTATTATTGGTGTTTCTTATGGCTTCTATCCATTTTTCTTGTAAAATCTTGTTGTCAAGTCCTTGGGCTCTTACGCGGTTAGCTTCGGCATCTATCTTGGCTTTTTCAAGGTTCATTTTAGAAACTTGGAGTTCATTTTTCACTTGCTCTGCTTGTTGTATCGCATTGTTTCTCAACTCAATAGCCTTCGCCATAGACGCAGGAGGTTTAAGCCCAGAAGTCAAATTATTTAGCTGAAAGAATTTATTCTCAAAATCTTTTTTAAGCCTGACTTCCACTTGTTTTTCAAACGAATTAAGGTTATTCATCAGGCTGTCCGTAGTATAGTTTCTGGCTTCTTCTCGGTAGGCATTGGTCACCAGTTTATTTAGGATAGAGTTTTCTACATTGTCCATCATTACCTCTGGCTGATTTATACCTAAATGCTTGTAGTTGAATACAATATCTACCCCTTTGCCTCTAATGGGCTGATACTGATAGGAAGGATCTACCGTGAAAACGCCTGCATCTTTCGCAGAAACCTGCACTGCTTGCGGGTCGCCACTGGTCTCAAACATTGGCACTTGGTAGAGTTCTACTCCTGGGAAGAATGTCCATTGTCGCCCAGAAACGGTTGAAAAATCTGCTTTTCCGTTTCTACCATAATTTTCCATCAGAACGCCTTCATAGTTTGGTTCTACTCGGGAACAGCCGTTCATCATTAAAAAAACAGCTGCCACAACCGAGCACCCTGTGATAACGCTTATAAGTGTATTTTTTTTGTTTAGCATAGTCTAAATATGTTTAGCACAAATATAATAAAAAATCCCCCATATTTGGAGGATTTTATTGTTATTCTGTTTTAGCGCTTCTTTCTGCTCTTTTTCTGTCTTCTTCAGATAAAAGTTTTTTACGCATTCTGATGAAGTTAGGAGTTACCTCTATACATTCATCATGCTGGATGTATTCCATACATTCTTCTAGTGAGAAAAGGATTTTAGGCGCGATGCTTCCGTCTTTATCTTTACCTGCTGCACGCATATTGTTCAGCTGTTTCCCTTCCACGATATTTACTACTAAATCCCCTGGTTTGTTCTGCTCTCCTACAATCATACCTGCATATACTTCTTCCCCTGGGTCTACGAAGAACTTACCTCTATCTTGCAGTTTTTCAATGGAATACGCTGTAGTTTGACCTTGGTTTTTAGAGATTAAAACCCCATTGTTTCTACCAGCTATTGCACCTTTGAAAGGCTTATAATCCACAAATCTATGCGCCATAATAGCCTCTCCTGCCGTTGCAGTAAGCATTTGGGAACGAAGCCCTATAAGCCCTCTGGATGGAATTTCAAATTCCAAATGCTGCATTTCTCCTTTGGTTTCCATAATGTGCAGATCTCCTTTTCTCTGAGTTGCTAGGTCGATAACCTTGGATGCAAACTCCTCTGGAACATCCACTACCAAAGATTCATACGGCTCACATTTCTCTCCATCAATATCTTTTAAGATAACCTGCGGCTGCCCGATGGTCATTTCATATCCTTCTCTTCTCATCGTTTCTATCAAAACTGAAAGGTGAAGAATACCACGACCGAACACCAAGAAAGTATTCGCATCATCAGTCCCCTGAACACGAAGAGCCAAGTTTTTCTCTAATTCTTTTTCTAATCTCTCTTTCAAGTGGTTAGAAGTCACATATTTACCATCTTTCCCGAAAAACGGCGAGTTATTGATAGAGAAAGTCATATTCAAAGTAGGTTCATCAATAGCGATTCTTGGTAGCGGCTCTGGATTCTCCAAATCTACGAAAGTATCACCAATCTGGAACGCATCAAAACCTACAATCGCACAAATATCCCCTGCAAAAACTTCCTCTACTTTTTTCTTTCCTAACCCCTCGAAAACATATAGCTCCTTTACTTTTCCTTTTACTATTTTGTCGCCTTCTTGTGAAAGTCCTATCCACTGCCCTTCTTTTACAGAACCTCTGGTAACTTTACCAATGGCGATTCTTCCCAAGAAAGATGAATAATCCAGCGATGTTATCTGCATTTGCAGTGCTCCTTCTTCTACTTTTGGTGCTGGAACATGTTTTAAAATCCCATCTAATAAAGGTAAAATACTATCGGCAGGAGTCAAACTTGTGTTAAACCAGCCTTGTTTAGATGATCCATAGTATGTAGGGAAATCCAGTTGTTCTTCCGTAGCATTTAGGTTGAAAAACAGGTCAAATACTTTGTCATGAACTTCATCTGGACGGCAGTTATCTTTATCCACTTTATTGATAACTACTATTGGTTTCAGCCCTAATTCTAAAGCTTTTTGAAGCACGAATCTTGTCTGTGGCATCGGCCCCTCGAATGCATCTACCAAGAGAACAACCCCGTCTGCCATTTTCAAAACTCTTTCCACTTCTCCCCCAAAATCGGCGTGCCCTGGGGTGTCTATCACATTGATTTTCGTGTCTTTATAAGTTACAGAGATATTTTTAGATAAAATGGTAATCCCTCTTTCTCTCTCCAGGTCATTATTATCCATAATCAAATCACCTGATTCATCACTCTTTCTAAAAATATTGGTAGCATGAATGATTTTATCCACCAAAGTAGTTTTCCCATGGTCTACATGGGCAATAATTGCGATATTTCTAATGTTTTGCATATATATATTTTACGGGGGCAAAAGTAATAATTTTTTTTCAAACCATTTTATTATGAATAAAGAATAGTTTTTTCTATAATATTCCATATTTTCTTAATTTTTTTTACATTTGCGAAAGAATTATGAAAGAGAAAGAAAGAGTAAAACTTCATTTTAGCTTTTGCCATAGAAAACCCGAAAGGTCTTTCTTTTGGAAAGGAAAGCAGTTTCCCGTTTGTGCGAGATGTACGGGGATACATCTGGGGTATCTTTCTTTTCCATTCTTCTTATTTGGTGTGGTATCCCTTAATTTTTGGATAACTATTTTACTGATAGTTCCCACTTACTTGGATGGCTTTATTCAGGCCTATTATAATAAGGAAAGTACCAATATGAGAAGACTAATTACAGGGCTAATGGCAGGCGTAGGAACGATGTCCTTGGTCTCTATTGCAGGAATATTTATAGCTGAATTAATCTTAAAATTTGTTTAATTATGAGTGATTTAAATTTAAATCAAAATCCTAATGCAGATCAACCACAGAATCAAGATGATTTGGAATTAGGGCTGAAAGTACTTTCATTTTGTATTCCTATCGCAGGAGCTATTATTTATTTTGTTAATAAAGATAAAGCACCTGTAAAAGCAAAATCTGCATGTACTATGGCATTGATAGGTTTTGGTGTAGGACTTGTTGCACAAATCATCCAAAGAATATTGGTGAACTAGGAAAAACGATTATTAAAATGCATTTGAAAATTTCAAATGCATTTTTTTATGAAAAAATTTGGTAGTTAAAAAAAATGTTGTATATTTGCAAAACAATACCGCGGGATGGAGCAGTAGGTAGCTCGTCGGGCTCATAACCCGAAGGTCGTAGGTTCGAGTCCTGCTCCCGCTACTAAGTAAAGGAGGAATAATAAACTTAATTGCGAAATCACTGATTTTTAGAGGTTTTATTAAGGGTTTATTATTCCTCTTTTTTTGTGTTTCGGTCTCTATGTTGGTCACTCAGTAGATAAAAGTAGTGCCTGGTTGTGTTTTAATTTTTAAAACATAACTGAAATGATAGAAAACATAAGCTTTGGAAAAGATGCTGCTTATCTCTATGCAGCTATGAACTACAATTTTTTTATAAAAAAAGAGAGTGACAAATCTGGAAAGTCACCTATTTATCTCAATGTAAGATTGAACGGAAAAAGAGCAAGAATCTCTACTTTATTAAAAATAGAAGAAAAACACTGGGATAAAGAAAAGAAAAAAGTTATCAAGTGTGATGAAGCAGATGATTACAATCTTATTCTGAAACAATTAGAAAACAGAATCACTAACATCATCGTCAAACACAGACTTTCTGAAACTCCACTTACAATGGATATGTTTCTGAATCAGCTAAAAAACGCACCACCAAGTTATGATTTGGTGCAATTCTTTGAGCATGTAATCCAAGACCAAGACCTGTCAGAATCTACCATAATAAAACATAAAGGAATATTCAATAAGCTCAAAAACTCCAAAATACCAAGCTCTTTTCCAGATATCAATTTGCTTTGGTTCGACAAATACAGATCCTATTTAAAAAAATTAGGAAATAATTCTGCTACAGTAAACACCAATATCAGCATCATCAAGAAATACCTTCGCATGGCAAAAGCGAATGGAATAAAAATCTATGTAAATTTGGATTGGGTCAAGGTCGGTTCTACAGGAGGAAGAATCATTTGGCTCAAAGAAGAAGAAATAAAGAAAATGGAGGAATACTACTATTCTTCTTTTATTCCAGAACATTTGAAATTAAGTCTGGGATATTTTCTATTCTCCTGCTATACAGGACTGAGAATTTCCGATGTTATGGAAAGAAATCGTGATGACTTCAATGCTGACACCTTTGAGTTTATTTCGATTAAAACGAAAATGCGACAAATCATAGGAATAGGACAGAAATGCCGACAAATAATAGACAACAACCCTATGCTGTTCATCGCAAAAAAAGCAGGAGTTCACATCAATAAGCAAATCAAGGAAATTGCTAAAATATGTGGAATCAAAAAAAATATATCATTCCATACAGCAAGACACAGCTTTGCTACCAATTACCTAATCAAAGGCGGAAAGGTGGAAAATCTGCAAAAGTTATTGGGACACACTAAAATAATGACTACAATGAAGTATGTTCATATTATAGATGAAGAAGCTGCACTAACGACAAACATCTTCGATTAAAAAACTTTTGCCCCTAAATAGGAGCAAAAGACTAATAAGTTTCAGTTTCTATCTCTATAGAATAGTGTTTATCCGAAATGGAATTTTTTACCCAGGATTTTATCCAGTGCCTTTTATTATAGGCAAAAATTTCCGAGCGGATATCATACTTACGGATTTTGTTTTTTTCCGCAATGAATGTCCATTTGTAGCTGAAGTTAGACAGCCTGTTCATATACCAGGGCTTAAGATGCTCGGCGCACTCCTCTCCTTCTAGCCCTCTCGGATTGGTGGCGTGGTTGTCGCCGTCTCTGTCCAGCCCAGCATAATAAACCAGCATCAAGGAACTTTCCTTGTAAGCCTTGGCAGTATTAGCGCCACGGAAAAACGCCATCGGAAGACAAAAGCCATTAACAGTAACTTCTGTAGTATTTTCAGGCACAAAATGAGGATTGAGCTGATAACCTTTTTCATTAAAGAAAATATTTCTATTTTCCATTCCCTCCACTTCTGGAAATTTCAAATGAAAATACTCTTTATCGGTAAATTTCCTGATAGGATTTTCTACCTCAAAGGCTCTGAAATCTTCTGGCTCCTTGCTCTTATCAATTCTAATAAGGTTCATTATAGCCTTAGAGCCGTCAAAAGTAAGGTCGTAATTTCGCCAGTTCTTGATGATGGTCACCAAATCCCCGAACGACATATCTGGCACTGCTTTTTTAAGATTAACTCTGTTAAAATTAAATACATACGGAATCACATTACCCTCTATGGTGTGCTGTCTCATCGGGCGAATTTCCATATATGCTAGACCTATATCTTTTTTAGAAGAATCCATTAAATGCGGAGCTTCTAAATAGCCGTAATATTCAAAGACAAATTCCTTTCTATCCACGGCGTCCTGCTCGCTGACATCTAAAACAAAACTTAAATTCTCCACCACTTGGAGCTGATTACCAGCACCGAAAGAATAAACATGCTTGTCTCCATAATAGAGATTAACATTAGCACCCTTCAATGCGTTATGCACTTTGAAATAAATTCTGTATTTCCCTGGCGCCTCTATCACTACTGATTTTTTCCACTTCCCAAACATATCGCCCCCAGGAGTCCGCTCAGTCAAATATACTTCCTCCTTGAACATGCTGAGTTTATGTAGTTTTTGGTCTCCTGTGGTGTAGTAGTTTTTATCGGTAAAAATACATCTCTGAAGCAGATGTTCATCGCTAAGAATATCCCCCATAAGCTGGAACCCTGCATCTTTAAACCCAGCCTTTAGAACATACAGCAGGTAAGGCATCGGATGGATGATGTTTTTATTATAAACATCCATTCCGTCCTCTACCCTATTCCTTGGGAAACTCTTTACAGCCTTTCCCTGTTCCTGCACTCTATTATTTATCATCGAATCGAAATATTTCCATTCCTCACTGTCCAGATTGTATTCATCTGTATAGAGTTTTGGAAAATTATAATCTGATGCGGGATAACTCTTTTCTACGACTTCATTGGCGTGCTGGTAGATGTCTGGAACTTCGAAATTATGCAGAGGCAGATCTGCTAGTTTCTTGTCAAAATTTGGTAAATTTTCAAATCCAGAATCAATCTGGAATTTTAGCGATTTTGTCCCAAACTCCAGAATCTCGATTTTTCCTTTTCTCCGTTTCCCCTCGTGAATATGGATTCCATCATGAAACCGCTTAAGTTTTGAATTGTCAAGCGAAGAAAATTGACCTATCTTCCTAAGAAATTCCACCGTATAAGGACACTCTATGGGCAAAGTGTAGTTGGTCCAGAAACTGTCCTTGAACCTTGGGTTTTCTTCGGTAAAACTAAATGAGAGTCCGTCCAGCGGAATTTCTATTCCTTCGTTGGTTATAAATTTGTCCTGCATTGTTTTTTCTGTAAAAATGAGTTATTATCAAAAAACAAAAAAAGACAGTTTTTCAACTATCTTTTTTTATTTTTTTCTTCTGAAAAAATTGAAGGACATATAAGATTGTTTTTTTACATTTCTTTATAAATAGCACCACCCCAGAAACTAGTAAACAAAATATAAAAAATACTATAAAAGTATGCCACCACTTATACATACCTATTGACCAAAGAAAAACAGAAATAAACATACACAAGAAGAATATTGTTTCAGCCCAAATGTCAGTTTCTTCTTCCTTACTAATGGTTGCTTTTTCTTTAAAAAAATATTCACTTATATTCCCATAAAGTATGGATAATATAAAAATAGATGATATAGTAAATGTTATTTTTTTAAGAATACCGTATATTTTTAAATCGAAAAACAGATATTCACTATCCATCCAAGGACTTAAAATACTATATATTACCAAAAAGAAAAATATAAACAGGCTTGACAGCTGAAAAACCATCTTAATAGTTCTATAATCTTTATCCCTTATAACATGTGTTAAATTAAAATTAACAATATTCTCCCTAGAGAAACACATCACAGATCCTGGTATGTATTTTCTTTCATATTCTTTACTATTTTCTTCTGGAAAATGATATTTATAACAATCTTTTACCAAGATAGACTCTACTTTGTTGGTTCCCTTTTCTAACAATATATCGTATAGAACCCCTGAAAACATAGTGTTTTTATAACCATCATTAATTAAAACATCTACATTAGTATATAAATATTTTTTATCTTTTATTTTTTCCATTGTTTTTCCTGTCACTATGTAGTGCCATGGATGATTAAACCTAAATACAGGAAATATAATATCTAGTTTAAAAATAACAACTAATGAATGAAGCAGAGCGCCTAAAAAAGCTGAAATTGCATATATAAGAGATGCTAAAACAAGAAAATCAAAAGTATTTGTTTTAAATTCATCAGGAATTTTTTCTGATTTAATATTATTCAATATATTGATTATTGTTTTATATGAAATAGAATTTAAAAACCTTATTTCTAAAATATACCTAAAAAAAAGTATAACACCTACAGATAGGGAGATAGATATAATACTGAAAAACAGCGTTAAAATAAATCTTTCAAATATATTCCCTTGTGAAAATTGTCTTGTAAAACTTCCACGAAAGTAAAATTTCCTGAAAATAATTCCAGGAAATATAAATACCATAATATAAAAAACTGTACTTAAAGCAATATTAATATTCATATCTAATCAATTCTAATATTGATTGTTTTACCAGAAGACAATTCAACCTTCTCAAAATCATGCTCTTTATTTTCTTTCAGTTTTTTTATTGCTTCTTCTACTTTTTCTCTATCTTCTGGATTGTTCAATATTTCTATACCTTCATCACTTATCCAAGAAGAATCTGTTTTAAAGGCATCATTAAACCCTTTGAATAATAAAGATATATTCAAAATTCCTATCGCATTTATTATATGCATGATACTTGCCTTCATATAAACATTTTTATAATGCAAATATATACAAAATTTTAAATCAATGATATTTTTCACTAATTTTCTATCACATTAAACTCTAAATCCATTTGAAACAGATGTTCGCTGGTGTCATACATTTCGTTTTTCTTGCCTACAGCTACGGCTTTCAGCCTTAAATTGCCAATCATGATAAAACATAGATTAGACCCCAGCAGGTCGTCTATCAGCGCAATTTCCTCCCGAAGAATCCAGCCTGTATTGATAGTAAGCGATTTCTTTCGTTTACTGCCGTATTTTAATTTGTTTTCGGCGTCAAAATAATGCTCAAACTCCGAAATCATTCGGTATTTATCATGAGCAGAGAACCACTCAAACACCAAGTTCTCCGTTTCAAAGAAAATATGAATCGGATTTTCAACCTCTGGGAATGGAATATATTTAATCTCCCCAGCAGTAATGATTTCGTTCTCTTTTCCAGCGAATAATTTTCGGGTAAAATTGTGGGAACGAACCTCGTTTTTCTTCTCAAAAGCAGGTTTCCCTCCTTGATAAATATTCATCAGCGGAACAAATTCTGCCTTTTCTGAAATAGCATCTGCACTGATTCGGATTACAGATTCTGGATAGGTTCTGCGCATGGGATGATTGGTAAATAATGGAAAACATCGTGGTCTTCTGCCAGGAACAAAGAAAACATTCTTTATCTGGTATTCTGAAAGTTGTTCATCATCTGCATTATGCTCGGTAATAGTAATATTTACGAGTGCAAAGCTATACTGATAACCTACATCATTCAGCGGATAAAGCTCTCTGCATCTTGCAAAAAAATCTTGGATTTCCTCTCCAGGGAAAATCTCTACTTCATTTTTGAAATAAAGATATTCATACTCTTGAACCTCTTGGTATTCCTGCTGATAGCCTTTGAAAAACATCTCCAATTTCATTTTCACATAACTGGAGAAAGGATTATTTTGGCTCATCTTTATCTTGTTCTTGTCCAGAGCAAAATAATAGGTTTCGCCTCTAAAATCTGATCTTAAACTCTCTGCTATCTTCAGCCTTACTGAAAAACTCTTTTCTATTGTTCCTGCTGAAAGCAGTATTTCTCCGCTGTAAGCTCCCACGGCAAGACTCTCTGGTTTCACTGTGGTAATTTTCAGTTTTCCACCTTCTATCACAGCAGTTTCTATGAATGATGGTTTTAGAGAAACGCTGATTTCTAAATTATTTGGATTGACTATATCCGCAGTGAAAGATTTTGCAGAATCTACCCCTTTTATTAAAGTATCTTCAAAAATTCTTGGAGAAAAATCAAAATCCTTCACTACTTCTCCCGAAATAGTTTTGAATAAAATTATAATTGTTTTTTTCTTTCCTCCCGCTTTTATTTCTGCATGAAATTCATAAGTAGAATCTACTGGAGTGGTGTCTGAATATGCAGACTTTGATATTTGTATAACACTTTTATCAGTTTCTTTCGAAATATCCAAAGAAAAAGGATAAAACGCATCCCAATCAGGAGTAATATTAAAAGTAATAGGTTCCGTAGTGCGGACTTCTAACCTGGTATCTCCACTAAGTGTCTTTGTCGCCTTGTTGTAAGTCAGAACAAGATCGGTCTTGTCTGTAACCAAATCCGATGGAGAAGCCTGCCCCTGCTTAACTTCCAATTTTACAGTCACAGAAACAGAACTCGGCTCTATGTAATGTTCACCGCCTCTGTCATCTATTCCGTAAGCCTCGTAGATGATAGATGCTGAATATCTTCCCGCACTCAGTCCCGCAAGCCCTGTAACATCCAAAAGGACATCTGCTTGGCGTGGGTTAATCTTTCCGCTGTTTCCCCCGTCTCTAAATATCTTTTCCTTGGTGCTGACATTGAGCCAGTTCGATGCTCCAAGGTTATAAGTCACCCGAGTTTTATAGACAAACTTCTTATATGGAGCATCATTCCACAAATCTAGTTCTGGGAAAGTCAGCCTGCTGGTCTGCTGACTGGGCATTCCCTTGCCTTTGATGTATTCAAAAACAATAGTAGGAGGATTCACATCCCACTCCACCAAAGGAGCGTCTTCTTGTTTGTATCCGCCGCATTCATAACCATTTTGCGAGGTAAGTTGCCAATTATCACAAACCGCAATCTTTTTTAATCTAATTTTCTTTGCCATAATCTGTATAAAGAATTTCGTTTTGATATTTTTTTAACTCTCTTTTTTCTGAAATCACATTATGCACCCATATCTCTATACAATATCGATAATCTGTAAAGAGAATTATTCTATTGGGATTTTGTTCAATCATTTTTACGCCTGTAATTTCAGTAGGAATTTTCCATAGTAATTGGCGGAAAGCCCACCTGCTCACTACGAAATCTACATCTTTCGGCGTGTAGTCTTCTTGCAGCTGTTCCCCGAACACTTTCGCTACAGAACCACACACAGCAGGCGTTTCATTTGTCAGCTCTTCGACCAAGGAAATCACTTGGTCGCAAAGCTTATTCATCGGGTCGTTATCAAAGACCCTGAATTTTTGGAAAGAATTTTTATTTTCTCGCATTTCTTTTCTCTATATTTTCAAATTGTTTTATTGCATTTTTCAGTCTTTTACCGTTTTCGGCGTTCTCTACCATCCACGCTTCTACTCCGTTTTCTTTTAGTTCGGAAAGCACCTGCTTCAAGTCTGATAAAATTGGCTGCATTTCTGCTCCTAAAACCATCTGAGCCGTTGCAGGAGTCTGAGCATCTGTCCCCGAAGTCTGTCCTCCGCCCGTAAAACCTCCTTCTGCGTAGCCTCTTGGTGCTTGTGTTCTGCCTGTTCGGATACTTTCCATCCAGTCTACTACATCAGCAACCACTGGATTCTGAAGCATCCATTTAGGAGTGACATATTCGTTCTCATGGACTATTCCCGCTGGTCTGAATCCAGAACTATCAGGAGAACCGAAGCCTCCACCTGTAAAACCACCTTTGTCAAAACTGTCTGGCTGAGCAAGAACTGCTGCAATCTGCGCAGCGCCCAAAGCCGACACCACACCAGTAAGAACCCCAGCGGAAATACCAAAATCAAACTTAGGAACCTGCGCCCATATTCCGATAATTGCTTGTGCTGTATTGATAGCAATCTGTGCAATCGCCATTGCTTTCTGGATTTTAGCCTGCCTGTTTGCCAGTTCAGCTTTCTTCGCATCGGTTTCCTCCTCTAACAGCTGGACACCTTTATGATATTGTTCCTGGTTGATGTAGCCTTCATTCAGCTGTCGAAGAAGCTCTTTTTTCTTGTTGTCCTGCCCTTTAGTAAAACTTCTGAGTTCTCGCTCATTAAGTCTTTGCTGAAGTTCAGAAAACTGAGAAAATGCATTTTTCAACGCCTGCACGCCCATCATTACAGCTTGAAGCTTGCGCTCCGTAGTGTCTAGGTTTTTGAAAGTATCGCTCCACTGTGTAACCGAAAACCCAAGAATATCGACTTTGTCCATTTCCTTACGGGCATCTTTCTG